GTTAAACAATCACCATTAGAATTATGGAGTGAAGTTGATGTGTTAACTACAAGTACAACTATTACAGCAACAAATATACAGAAAGCAGTATTAAGACCATACTATACAATTAGAAGTAATATTTTAGAAGGAACAAGTGCTATTGGTGGTAATCCTACTGGTGCTGATTTACCAATTATATCAATTGTTGATAAATATAGTGGAGCATCTGATTATTTTTTAGGTAATCCTAGTGATTTACAATTTACAATAACTAAACCAACTATGATTGCTGATATTACAACATCTATACATGATAGTGATGGTAGATATGCAAATGTAAATAAAACAAGTGCTGTAATTTATAAAGTTCAAAAAGTAAGAAAAACACCAACAGATATTTTAGAAGATATAATGAAAGAAGGAGAGGAAGAACTAAAAGAGAAAAAGAAAAAATAATTTGAATTTTTTTAACCAAATATTTTATATATCTATTATAATATAAAATGATGATCTATACAAGTAATTGGAGTTTTGAAGACAAAGACAAACTATGTAGTCAAGAATGGAAAATTGGAGATAATGATGAATGGTATAGAGAAGAACTTTATTGTAGTCCTTTAAAACAAGATGATTGGACTTGTGATACTTTAATTGAAGCAATCAATAAAGATATTGAAGATGGATTAAGTGTGTTAGAAATATTAACTAAATATTTAGAAGAGTGTGATTATGAAGAATAATATCATTCAACCAAATAAATTTGAATTTAAAATAAAATGTAAATAATATAATATGTTAGATAAAGATTATAATTATTGGGATGAGAAACAATATTTTCCAATTTGTAGTAAATGTAATCAACCCTATAATTATAATACAAGATATTGTAGTAGATCATGTTGGATAAATCAACGTAAAGAAAAAAAACAAAATATATATGATGAGTTTGTAAATATATTTGATGATATAATAATTGAAAAAAAGGAGGACTTCATATATAAAAATGAATGTGATATATTACAAATTGAACCACCTATAGATGAAATAAAAATAAAAAAGCAATATAGAAAACTTGCTTTAAAACATCATCCAGATAAAAATGGTGATGTAGATATGTTTATAAAAATTAAAAGTGCTTATGATACATTAATAAATGTTTGTTAATCATATTCATCATCATCAGTATATACTATTATATTCATTTCATCTTCATAACATTCCATAATACATTCATACATATTAGTTTCTTCATCTTTTAGTTCATAATCCAAATCTTTTTCTATTAGATAATTGCCATCTGGACTACTAACAAGCATTTTATCTATTTTTTTTATACCATGTGTATCTTCAATAAATACACCTTCTTTTGTAATTACATAATTCCACCAATGTGAACCACCACCAGCCATAACCAATTCATATCTTCCATTCTTAATTCCACTATTTGCTGATCCACCATAGCATTCTTTCCAATCATCATCTTCTACCCAGTAGTTAAGTTCTTCTTCATCAGTATCTTGTTTACTAGTTTTTTCAATATTAGTTTTTTCATCTAGTTGTTTAATTTCATCTTTTACTTCATCACATTCTCTTTTAAATTTAAGTAGCATGTCTTTCATTTTTTTGTTTTCTTCTTGAAGTTTAATAACTTGTTTTTTATGTTCTATATTATAAAATGCAATAATATTATATTCATCAGTTTTTTCTCCAAGTTGTCTTTCTAGTGCTTTGTTTTTTTCTTCAAGTTTTTTGATATATTCTACAACATTATCCATTCCAGCAATAAGGGACATTTATTACTTTGTAGATCTGTTATATTTTGTTTTTTAGTTTTTGTTTTTGTTTTATAAAATCTCAAATTATATTTTTTATTTTTTTTCCTCAGTAATTTACTGGGGATAATTCTATTATTATAATATTGATTTTTTGATTATAAAATTTCAAATTATATTTTAAATTATTTTTCTAATATATATTTATAATTATTATATGTACCACTATTTAATCTAATATAATCACCATACTTAGTGCTTTTAATAACATTTAAATATTTAAACCTCTCTTTACTATAAACTTTGTCTTTATAAAAAACATAATACTTGTCTTCACGTATTATACCATCTTTATCATAATCTAAATCAAAATTATAAACTACAACATTAGGATCAACTTTATCTTTTATACTTTGTTCTCTTTTTTTTCTATTTTTCATATAATTACAAACACTATATCTAAAACAAGGATTATGTACATATCTTAAACAATCATCATGACTTAATAGTTTTTTTGTAAATGCATAATAGTATCTAGCATATTCAGTTTTATTATCTCTTGAATTAAAAGGATTATCATAACCATATTCACTTAATACCATGTATATTAATATATAATCTATATTTATATCACTTTTTAAACTAATATTAAAGTTGTCTATTTTAATTGGTTTCCTTCACTATCCCATCCTTCATATTTATTTCTTGCAAATAATTCAATTCTTTTTATATCTCCACATAGTTCTACAATTTTATTTCTTACTATATCTGGTTTTTTACTATGTTCTTCTATTGGTGTTTCTATTACTGAATGTACTGAATGACTTATTGCTTTTGGATTTCCTTTTGTTGCTAATAAACAGTATTCTGGATTACTTCTTGTCCATGAACCCATACCCCAAAAGTTAGTATCAGTAGATTTTTTATTTTTCTTTATCCAAGTAAAAGCAATTGTTTTATATTCAAATCCCCAAGATTTAATTGTAAATAATGCTTCTGGTAATAATGGTGCTGTTGCCCACATAAATAATACACAATCTTTATCAGTTTCTGGTATATCAAAATCATATATATCAATCATTCGCATAGCATTATAAGGTTGTCCTTTTTTACTTCTACAAGGTATTTTATTAGACATAGCAGTATAATTCCATGGTGGATCAGCATATATAATTTTATAAGTCATATATTATAATAAATATATTAATTATTATTCTATAAACTTGTCTAAATGTCATATAATCTAACTTTTTACCTCTTTAAGTGTCTAAATATACATAAAAGTAGTATATATTTTAAAATTATTACTTGTTTTTACCACTTAAAGCACTATATAGTAGTATAATGTTAGATTATATACTATTATTTAATGATAATTATATAATTTTGGAGGACTTCAATATAATTTGAAAAAATATATAAAAGAAATGGTATTATTTTATTTAGATAATGACATTAAAAATACCCATTAAACATAAATCAAAAGGAACACATGATATGTTAATTGATGAAGAAGATTATGATAAAATTAAAGATTTAAATTTAACATTAAATTACACAAGTAATAAACATACTTTTTATGCTAAACATATTGTTTATGAAAATTGTAAATATGTTAAAACAATTAATATTCATAGATTAATTATGGGACTTGGTGATTATAAAAAAGATAAAAGACAAATAAACCATATTGATGGTAATGGTTTAAATAATCAAAAAAGTAATCTTGAAATTTGTGATTGTATGCACAATTCACAAAGTTTTAGACAACCACATAGAAAAAATATTGGTTGTATTTATCTTGATAATTCTATGAAAAGACAAAAGAAATGGAGATTTTACATTACTATAAATGCTAAATCACATAGTAAAAGATTTTTAACAGAAGAAGAAGCAATAAAATACAAAGAACAATTTTTATCTAATATAACCCTTAATACGTAATTTTCTTACTTTATCTGCTAAATCACTATCAGCAGTTTGCCATGTTTTACCTTTCATTACAAATGCATAAACTCTTGCCATACTCCATTGCTGTGCTGACATTTTACCTTTTAAACTTTTACCACCAACTTTTTTACCTTTTATATTTCTTACACTTTGTGGATTATTTTTATGTGCTGCTAAACCACGATCATAAACTACATCTAATATTTTTTTTGGAATTCCAGTTAATCTTACAATATCATCTTTACCATTTGCTGTGTTTAAAGGTTGTTTATATTTTTTATTGAACTTCATCTTGTTTGTCATTACCATTTATATTATCTAATAAATTTTTTAATGGTTTAATATTTTTTTGTAAAATATCAACACAATCATCAAATTCATCTTTACCTCTATCACATCTACCACGTTTACGTATTTCATATTCACTAGATTTATGTTCCCATCCAAAAATACCATCTTGACATTTCCATAAATAAAAGATTCTTAAATGTGGACTTTTCTTTAATAACTCTTCACCTTTAATTAATTTATTTTCACCAAAAAATAATGTATCAAATTTATCATGAACTATTCTCCTACTTTTAATTTCAATAAAATATTCTTCATTATATTTATCAAACTCATAAAATTTACCCATCTCTGGATTTAACTTAGATTTAAATAATGTTCCAAACTCCTCTTCTAAAAGATTATGTACTTGATTCTCATTCATAAATCCAAACTTTAAATCTTTTTGTAATTTCTTGTAATCCATATTTATACTTATAACATAGAAAAAAATTTTATAGAAAAAACGCATTATTCATTTATTCTTTTATATGCAACATCAAATATATCATCGTCCATTTCTATACCAATAAAATTACGTTTCATATTTTTACATGCTACACCAGTTGAACCACTACCCATCGTAGGATCTAATATTGTATCACCTTCTTTACTATAATACTTTAATATCCATTCCATTAATGCTACTGGTTTTTCTGTGCTATGTTTACCTTTTGTTGATTTAATTTCAAGCATAGTTGTTGGTAATGGTGGGTCATATGTTGGTGTTCTTACATTACTTGGTCTATCATCTATCATTTTTTTTGGATCAAAATCATATATATTATGTGGTTCTTCTTTAACAATACTTGTTGGTAATGGTGGGTCATATCTTTGTTGATGACCCCCACATTCTTTACTATCTTCTGTTTTTATTTCTCCATATACACTCTTCTCATTCAAAACCATTTTAGAATTATGTTGTGGAACTTCCTTTATAAACTTATGTTTATGACTACTTAAATCATAGTATGGTAATTTTTCATAAAATACATAAACCATTTCGTGTTTTCTCATAGGCATTTTTTTAGCACTTAAAAAACCTACTGGTGCTGATTTAACCCATACAATATCATATCTAAAATGACATTTCTTAGGTGCTGAGTTTATTAATTCAACACCAAACTTAGTTGTTGTTGTAAAAAATATTGGTGTGTTTAATTTTTTAATTCTCATTACTTCAATCCAAAATTTATCTAAATCAATTGGTGTATTCCACTTACAACTCACAGCACTATATTTATCAGTAGCATATGGTAAATCACAAAATATTAAATCAATACTATCATCATCAAGGTCTTTCATATGTTCTAAACAATCACCATGTAATAATAAACTCATTTTATATTATATATTATATATTAATTTTATAGAAATTTAACTTATCAATCAAATCTAACTAAAAATGGTTTTCCTTTTTCAGCATGTTTAACTTTAAGACAAGTTATAACTTGTCTTTTTATTATTTTATTTTGATTTAATTCTTCTTCAACTTCTTGAGATATTATAGGATTAATATGATTTTTACAATAAACACTTAAATTATATAATCTACATGCTCTTCTTACACTTGGTAAATCACCCCACATATAAATACTCATAATATCATTATAAGGATCTATTTCACTACAATATGTTGTCATATCAAATATATAATCGTTTTTTGACCACTTGATTATTTTTTTTGCATTAAACATTATATCCCTTTTTTGTTGTGATGTTGGTCTTTGTTTATTTGATGGTTTCTTTAAATACTCTCTTAATTGTGTACAATTTTTAATTTTATCATTATATATTACATTTTCAATATAGTTTTCTATATTACTTACTATTTTACCTTTTGTTAAATCATCATTTATAATTACACCAAGTTTTCTAAATAAATTCACTATATCCTTTTTTGAATGAGTTTTATCTACTAGCATTTTTTATAATATATCTTTTATTTTTATTTTATATTATATACTTAAAAAGATGGCACCAAAAATTCCAGAAGGTGAAATGAAACTTGCTGAACTTAAACGATTAATTAAAAAATATGATGAGTTAATGGGTATTGATCCAAAAGGTAAAAGTAGAGTTGAATTAATTGCTGAAATAGAAAAACTTGGGTATAGTATAGATCATAAAAATAAAGTTCTTAAAGCAACTTTTAAACAAAAAACAAAAAAATTACCTAAAAAAGTTGAAGCACCAGCACCAGCACCTAAAAAAGCAAAGAAAACAAAAGCACAAAAAGATAAAGATATGAGAGATAAAGTAATACAATATATTATAGATAATCGTGATGTATTAGATGATGAAAGATTAAAATAAACTATTCTTCATCTTGTGATTTTTTAACGTAAGTATCTAATGCTACTGCTTTACTATGACCCATTACTTTATTATCCTTTTCAAGTTCATCTTTCATATCACTATATTTACTAGATAAATAAATTTTTCTTAATAATGTTGTACTAATTGATTTATTCATGTATTTTTTTGAATATTTAAGTAATACTTTACTTAATTCAATTCTTGTTAATGGTTTACCAGTTGATGTTTTAAATAAAATACCTCCCCCTTCGTTGCCATTCATCTTAATATAATATTTTAATATCTTTCTTAAATCTTTATCTTCAATAGGTAAATCTAATTCTTCATATTTCTTACTTGTTTTATATTTATTTAATACAAAATACATATTACTTTTTGTTGGAACAACTAAATAATTATTTTCTTTTTTTTCATCATCACTTAATTTTTTATATGATGCTTGATTTATTGCTGTCATACCAGCAACATCATTTCTAAAAGGCATTCTAGCATAAATATTAAATAATACATATGCTTGTAATAATTGCATTTCTTTTTTTGTAATATTATCCTTATTTTTCTTTTTTATAGATTGTAAATCTTTATCCATATCATTTATCATTTTAAATACTTCTTCAGTTGTAGCAAAGTTTTTACTTTGTTTATTACTTATAACTCCACTTTTTTGTTCATCACTATATTTGTCATTTAACTCATCTCTTAATTTTCCATATTCTTCTAATAAGTCATCATATTTTTTATCACTATTTAACGCCATTAATAATACTACTACAGCATTTAATATATTACGTTGACTTAAATAATGTAAATCACTTAACTTATCCATTACATCTTTTGGTTTTTTTAAGAAATCATAATTATCAGTATCATATAACTTTTTCAACTTATTTAAATTTATAACATATTGTTTAATAGTATTTGTTTTTAATTGTGGTCTTGCTTTTGAAATATCATCACTTGGATTTTTACTCTCTATTGTCATATTTATAATATAATAATAGATTATTTTTATATTAAAAAAACGATAAAAAAATATATTAAGCGAAGCAAACTATGTTAACTTGTCTTTAATTTCATATATTCTAATAATTCATTTTGACTTTTTATTAATTGTTCTACTAAACATAATAGTTCTTGTTCTCTAAGTTTATATTTATCACATTCTTTACACTTGAAGTAATCCCATATAAAATTTATAACCCATTCCATATATAGTAATATTATATATATTTTTTATTTATGCAAAATAACAATTAAATTGTCCATTTTCAATTGTAGCAATCTTGAGAAGTTCAACATAAACACGGAGAGTATATGTACCATCTTCAAGACCACTTGGAATCTTATAATGAAGGTCAATACCTTTATTATTAATTCTTTCACCTTTATTAGGTCTAATAGCATTCCACCTAAATAATTCTTCAATACCAGTATCATTAGATCCTTGAATAAGTCCTTCAAGTGTTTCATCAGTAATACTTGAAACTACTGACCTCTTAACAATTTCGTCGTGTGTTAACATGGGAACTTGACCTTCAGCAGCGTGAGTTGTAGCAAACTGAAGTGCTGAATTAGTTCTATCAACACTAAATTCAAATCTATCATTATATAAAAGATTGTATGCTAGTCCAGTATCACCAAAAGCAGTTGTACCATTAAGTAATGATTTTGCTACAAAATTAGCATTTGATTGAAGACCAAAGAAAACCTTTGTACATAAACGACCATTAGCACCAATAGGTAATACAACACTAGCAAAATCATCTACACCACCAGCAGCATTTTTAACACCAGTTCTTTTAGTAAGGCGATAATCAGCATACTGGAATGTTAGTTTAGGATTCTGTTGTGCATATTTCTCCATAATATCACCATCATATGTAATACTATCATAAATAAGTTTACATTCACTTTCATTTACTTGGAATGATAAATCATCAGCATCAGCATTATTTACACATAAACGTTGAGATTTAACAGCACCACTTAAAGTAGACCTAGCATCTACAAATGTTAAATCAATATGAACTTCTTGATCTAACATAAACATAGGAAGTTGGTTAAATTTAAGGAAGGGAAATAGATCCGATAGATATACACTATATACTGGTGCTTCACTAATAGTTTGTGCTGATGTTCCATCATTATGCATAAATGGTAATAGTTCAAATGTTCCAGCACCCCCAGCTGGTGCTACAACTGGATTACGTCCAACATCAATACCAATCTTTTTAGCACTATTAGGAGGTTTATCAACTACATCAGCAGTCCTATCATCATATACTGGCATATGAGCAATACACCTCTGAGATAAAAATTGTTCACGTTCTTTATTATCTTCATTACTAATAAATAATGATTGGTAAGCATGGAACTGATTATAATCATCTATAGAACATACAACTTGATTACCAATTGTAAGTTGTGCTGTTTGAATCAACTGAGAAATACCAACATTAAGTGGGTAAAAACCTTTTGATACTGTAGCTAGTGGGGTTACAGCAAGGGTAATTTTTGAGTTAGAATGTAAGAAACCAGCAACACGAGATAGTGTAAATCTAACTTTACGTTGTGAAAAGGTTACTGGATCAATAACATCAGTATGTAATTTTTGTCCAAATTCAGTAGGAATTGCTCCAATTTTAATAAGGTCTGGAATACGATCTTCGTTCATTTTATATATATACTTATATAAAAATTAAAAAAAATAAAATATTAAAATTATATTACATAGAAAATATTAAATTACATTTATACTTACATTAATACTTGTACACCTTTTTCAGCTGACCAAGCAACTACAACTTTGGATTTAATAAATAGATATGCTGAAATTGGATTACCATCAGTTAAACCATTCTTCATTTGAATACTAAACTGTGCATTACTGAAATCAACACCTTCACTATCTAACATGTCATATAATACACCAACACCATATACAGCACCAGTATCTGGAATAAAACGATAACCAGTAGCAGCATTCTGATTACCAGTAAAATTACGATTAGTTGTAAGTGGAGAAGCACTAGTTCGTGTATGTTGACTTTCTGGAATAATACTATTTAAGAAACCTTTGATAACTTGTGGGTCTACAACAGTTGTAGCATTAGTAGTAGCATCATATACACTTTCCACTTCAAAAGCACTTGGAAATCGTTCACCATTACGAAGGAATGATATGGTTTCTAAATTTGCAACACCACCATCACCAGTTCCAGCAGCATTAGGTTTTAAAGTTGGCATATAAGTTAAATAACCATCTTGTGCTAAATTATTAATAAAGTTTGCTGGAACAAAATTTACAAATGATGCTAATACTTTAGATAATCCAAGATTGAAATTAATAATACTATTACTTGCTTCTAGTGTTGAAAAATATGATGTAATACTATTAAATTCTAATACTCCAGTATCTGGTGATTTTACATCAGTTTCAACTTCACAAGTTAATTCAACATTACTTAATTCATAAAAAGCATTTGAAATATTAGCTGTGGTAGCATCTTCACTATAAAAAAACTGACTATCTGGTGCTAAATGTATTTCTATTTCTAGGGGGACTTTATCAAGTGGTAGTTGAGAAACACCAAGAGTTAAACCACTAGGTAATGGAATACAAAATACACTATTACGTGTATTACGAATAACACTATCACGGAAAGCATTATAATTAGGCATAATTAAAGCAGTTTTACTAAGATGTCCAGCAGTATCTTGTGAACCAGCCATAGTAGGCATGTATGAACTCATAAAACGTCCATAATGTCTTATATGTTCAATTACTTGTTTAGTTTCTGCATGTCTAAAAACTAGTTGTTCAATTACACCATATACACCAAGTTTATGGGAAGCACGTAGTTCAGATGCTTGAGCATCAGTAGGGTGAAGAGTTCCAGCAGCATCTCTCCATACATTAAAATCACCAGAAATACGAATAGATGATAAATCTAACATAGCATCTTGACGACCAAGTGTTACAGTAAGGATTGGATTACCACGAGCAAATGATATTTTACCACTTGCTGGAACATTATTAGGTTGTACGTTCAAATACTTACGAGTCATTTTATATTATAACATATAAAATAAATTTAAAATTAAAAATTAAAAAAATTACATAGAAAATAGTTAAATTTTTTATAGAGTAACCGAAACACTATCACCCTTAATACTAATTCTACGAAGGTGGAATACATAACAGAATAATAGTTTATCTTTTTCTGGTGCTTGATCTACACCAGCAGCAGTAGTTTCATTATAAAATAATTGTATCTGATTAGATTTATTATTAAGATTTGCTACACCATCATTAAGTGCATAGGCACGTCCAATTAAGAAATTACGATTGTAATCTACAAATGAACGTGGAACAATACCAGCTTGATTAAGTGCTTTTTCTAATTCAATAAGTGGTTGTGCTGATATACTTACACCCTTATTAATTTTTGATACTACAATAGGTCTTGATGGTACAAGTTTATCATCTACTACCATTTGATAAGATGTTAACCTATCAATTATACCTACTTGACCACTACGAATACTATGTAGTTGTCCGTCCATAGCAGTTGCTTCTTCTTCATATGTATCTTGTGTTCCACCAATTAATTGTGCTGGATTAAGTGTAGTAGAGTCAGTTGGCATTATAATCATAGATTTAGCACGAGTATTAGATACTGGAACATTTACAGTTGCATTACGATTAGTTTTCAATAATGAATGTTTGTAATTAGTTACACTTGGAATATCAATTTCAATTGAACCACCATCTCTCATTTTTTTCATCATTCCAGCTTCATATTGTGGATCTACACCAACTTGTTGACATACTATTTGAACATCAGAAATGGTTGTTGTTGCTGGGTAAGTAGTAGAAGGTGCTATAAGTTGTGTAGTTCCATCAGCCACTTCAACTCGCTTTGTATCAATAGCAGCACTAAATACAATAAAATTATCAGTTGTTGCATCTACACCAGTTCCAACATTACTATTTCTAAATGCTGATACAGTTAATTTAACAAATCCACCATCAAGTTCTATATTTTCAATTGTAGGGTGAGTTTGAACTGCTACTGCTCCACCAACAGTTAAAGAACATTCTTGTAATGGATTAGTTTTACTACAAATACCAATTTTTTCACCTTTTACAAATGGACAATTTTCTACACTAATCATGTTGTTAGATTTAGATAAAAATATTTCAGTTCTATCAGTAGCATTATCAACACCTAAATTAGCACCAGCAACATCTATACCATGAAACATAGGATTTTGTTGCATTCTACGATTACGATTAACACTATCTAATTGTTTAAGATATCTTGCTGGATCCTCCAAATCCACCTCACAAAAAAGTCCCTCAGTCATAAGAACTGGGAATATCTTATTTCCACCATCAGCAAAAAGTCCACTATGTATTGGTAGTGATAATTTAGCAGTTAAGAAATCATCTGCAGTTCCCCAATCTCTACCAGCTGGAACAGTTCCAACTGGTTTATAATATGGATTACTAGATAAATCAATATTGTTAGAAACTGATGTTCCAAGAGTCCCACGATTTTCAACAGTAGGTACAAGACAACCTTCTTTTAATGCACGCATTTTTTTCATACTATCATCTTGATTGTATGAATACTGCATTTGAACTTTTGCATTATAGTCAGAAATTTCTTCAAGTAATACAGCACGATTTCCACTATATATTCTAAGATTTTTCACAACTGACTGACCTCCAATAAAAGGGTCTAAATGTAGACGTGTTGGTGTTCTACCAGCTGGTAATCCAACTTTAACTTCAAACTGAAGATAACTATTTTTTCCATCTAAAAATTTAATAGTTGGTGGAATTTCAAAATCTACACGTCGTCCACTTTGACCAGCAGTAGATGTGTAAGAAAGTCCATTTGTTGATGGAACAGAAACTTGGGTTTGAGATACCTTAATTTTATCGTCATTTTTCCAATAACTACTCATTTTATAATATAATATATAAAATAAATCTTAATAAATAAATTAAAAAAAAATAAAAAATAATTATCAAATATTAACATAATGTTGCTTTGCTTACTTTATTGTGTTCGTCCAATTGCTTGTGTAACTTGTTCAGAAACTACTTCACCTCTTTGTTGAGATGTAATATCTTTTTCTGCTGTTTCTTTTTTATCTGTTGCTGCTTCTTCTTCACCTACACCTTCAGTAATAGCACCAACTAAACCTAAACCAGCACCTAATCCTTCAGCAACTAAAGACCACGGTGTAATACCACCAGTAGCTACACCAAATACTTCCAAAGCTGAACCAGCAATATTTAAAATGTTTCCAGCTTGTGATGCTTTATTACTACCAAATATTTCAATACCACTTTTACCTTCTAATCCTCTACTTATATCAGCACCAATATCTAAAGCACCACCTAAACCAGCAACACCAACTTTACCTACTGTTGCTGCTTTACTAGCTAATTTACCAAGTGTTTTCACACCAGCTTCTTCAACAGCTTCTTCTGCTGCTTTCTTAGCTAGTGCTTCTGTACCAGTTTCTAATCCTTCTGTTCCAGCTCTACCAACAACATCTACACTTGCTCCTAATTCATCTGTTGCTTCTGCTGTAACTTGTTCACCTTCTCTTAATGTACTTTGAACTCCTAACTCTGGCGATGGTGGTCTAGCACCAGTAGAATATATGTCTTGTATTTCTTCTAATGAAGGTAATTCACTTGCTAATTCATCTTCTTTAGCAAATCTTTCTGCTGCTGTAGTTTTAACAAATTTACCAGCACCAGTAATACCTTTTTTCACACCAGCTTTTATTTCTTTACCAAGAACTAATTTACCACCACTAGTTAAACCACTTGTAATATTTTTTGATAATGTTGCTTTTCTATCTTCATCTTGTTCTAAATTTGCTTGATCTAATTGTTCAGCTAAACTATTATTAAAATCATATGTTGCTTCATTTAAAGCACGTGTTTCAGATGTCTGAGAATTAACTTGTGCAATTGAATTACCAGAACTATATAAATCCATTTTATAATATATAATATATAATATAATTAAATTAAATTATTTTTTAAAATATTTATTTACCAACACTTTTTTGTGCTTTTTCGTGTGCCATTTTAAAACTCATACCATTCATCATATCTTTTTTCATCATATTCATATGTTTCTTACTATGATGAACTGAATGTTTTTCTAATCTTTTTAATTGTGCTGGTGTTAATTCTTTTGGTTTCTTTCCTTGCTTTGCTGTGGGTGGTTTTTTTCCTTGCTTTGCTGTGGGTGGTTTTTTTGATGGTGGTTTTTTCATAGGTTTACTTGATCCGTACATTTTATAATAATATACATATATTAAAATTTATAATTAAAATAATTTTTTTTCACCTTCAGCAATCTTGGTTTCAAAACGTATATATGCCGTTGCTGGATTAGTTTGCATGTCAAGATATAAAAAACTATATGGTTCATCATCAATTGCTTTATTATATAGTTCCATAAAAATATTAGGAAACATATCACCATATTCTTCTTCAATCTTTTCTAATTCTTTTTTATTTTGTTGTTTCATAATAATTACATCAGTAGCATTATTTCTAATTAAACCACTAACAGCACGAAATGATTGTGTTGTAAATGCTAATAATCCAATACCATAATGTCTGAATCTTGTTGCAAGAAAACTTACAGCATTTGTTTTTTTAAAATCTTTTGTTAATATATCATCTAAAATCATAGCAACAGTAGGTCTTTCAAAATCTTCATATTTCTTTTGACTTTCAATTATATCAGTAATCATTTCATCATTATAATGATCTTCACAATCAAAATATTTATTCAGTAATTTACCTTTTGGATCAGCATTTAATGTATTACTTATAATTTTTACAATATCAAACTTGTCTTTAAACATGTCGGGGTTGCATAATAAATTAACAAGCAAATTGCTCTTTCCTTGTTTTACGCTGCCTACAATTAATAGTAATGATGGTGGTTGTGGTAAATGTGGGTGAATATCATTATATCTATCATCTGGATCTGGGTCTTTTACTTTAAATACTTTTGGTGGTGGTTTATTTGATTTATCCATTATATAATATATATATATATATTTTAATCTAAAAATAAACTATAAATTAAATCTGCTGGAACTCTATACCTTAAATGTTGTCTTTTAATACCTTTTATATTTAATTCACTAAATGGTAAATGTTTATTGTTTATCATTTTACCACATTTTTTATTACATAATTTACCAATCCAATCTTTTTTATTAGTCCATATTCTTGTTCTTTTTCTAATCGGGTGATCATACATACAATAATCTACATCATAATAATTTAATGGTTTCATAAATGGTTGATTTTTTAATGTTCCAGTTTGTGGGTTTTCTATAAACCAATACTCACAATCAAAATAATTTATTATCTCAATTGTTTTTAAAACTATTTTATTTGATTGTTGTATATTTGGTATTTTTTCTGGTCTGCAATAATTCATAGCACTATATTCAGTACATGGTGGTGATGCCCATATAATATCAAACTCATCTTTATCATATTGTTTATAATCAAAATCCATTATATCACATTGATGGTCTGCTGGTAATATCATATCAACACTTACAACTTCCCATCCAAGTTGTTTACAACATTTACCAACTGATCCAGTTCCACTAAATAATTCTAAAACTTTAATCATTTTATAATATAATATAAAAAAAAATTTAAATTAAAAACCTACCAAAACCAACCAGTTGAAATGTCTTTATTTTCTTCATTTTGTTTTTCTCTTTCTTTGATATAATCTTTAATTATTGATATATCAGCTTTCATGCTTATTAAATCCGTTTTGATTTTAGTAATGTTTCTATTGATCTCGTGAACATCAATTTTCACTTTTTCAATCGGTTTTATTTCAAAAGGGTTAGGATAATCACTCATATACAATAAATTAATATTTTAATAATTGAAATAAAATAAAATTAATATTTATTATGAGTGAAAGTATGGTTGAAGATGAAGATATTATACAAATAAAAGAAATGACCATAGATCAACTTGCTGGTGCTGTTGTATTATTTCTAGGTGCTGTAGGTAGTTTATTATTAGTTATATGGCAAAGTAGATGTGCATGTAGATGTCGTATTGGTTGTAGTGATAAGTGTTACATATTTGATTGTACTAGAGATCCACCACCACTAAATGAAGATAATGAAGATAATGATAATGCAAACGAAGTAGTAAATAATGATAATAATAATGATAATAATGATGAAAATATAATTCCTAATAATAATCCATAATTACTTAATAATAATAGTAATAAAAAAGAGAAGTTGTATATCAATAAAAAATAATAATTTTTTATAATTTACAGAAAAATAATATATATATTATAACTAAAAGATATGAGTTTTATACCACAAGTAAAAATGGATTACATTCCAAGTGATGATGATGAAATAGAAACAAATATTACAACAGATATTCAAGATTTTGATGAAGAAAAAGATTTAACACAAGAAGAAATAGCAAATGAAGTAGCAAATGAAGTAGCAAATGAAGTATTAAAAGAACAAGTACCAAAAGCAAAATCAAAAAGAGATGGTATGGACGTAAATGAAATATTCAATATGCCAAGTAATCAACAAACAAATGAAACAAACGAAGTAGTTAAACTAACAAAAAAGGGTAAACCTAGAAAAAAAAGACCACCTATGACTGAAGAACATAAACAAAAACTAGCATTAGCAAGAGAAAAAGCGATGGCAGTAAGAAAAGCAAAAGCACAAGAAAAGAAAGATGCTAAAGCATTAGAAAGTCAAGAAAAAGAATTACTAAAAAAACAAAAAGTTAAAAGAGTTCAAAAACTTAAAGAAGAAGTAGAAGATATTGAACCAACAAAACCAATGTCAAGCAAAATAGTAAAAGAACAAATGTTTACTAAAAAAGATTTAGAAGATGCACAACTTAATGCAATTATGAATTATGAAAAAATTCGTAAACAAAGAAAAGAAGAAAAGAGAATACAACAAGAAAAGAATAAAGAACAAGAAAAATTAAAAGCACAAATAAGGAGAGCAGTAGCACCACCACAAAAAGAATATAATAATCCTTTTGCTAATTGTTATTAAGCAAAGCATACCTTCGGTTAATGACCATCTAAACTTTCACAATATGTTTCCCATACTCTTATACATTCATTTAAGGTTTCGCACCATGTATAACCACAACTAATACAACAACCATATTCATCATAAGGTGATTTAACCATTTGATTTATTAATAAATATGCAATTGATAACATTTATTATGTATAATATATTAAGTTAAGTTAAACATTTTTTTATATTTTTTAATATTAATATCTCTTGATGTACTATCACCCCATAGTATATAATAACTTAAATGACCAGCAGAAGTATAATCGCGCTTTTTTAAGTCAATCTTATGACGTTGTCTGTATCTACTTCTTTGTTTTTTGTCTTTACTTAGGGTATAATCTTGATACCTACTATCACCGAATTGTGTTGTTTTTATCTTCTTACCTTTGTCGTCGTAGAAGATTGCCTTAAGTTTTTTATTTTTTGCAGTACCTTTTTCAATAATCATTTTCATTTATTATGATAAAGATTATATATTAAGTATCATTATTATTATTATTATTATTTAAGTGATTTTACTTAAATATTAAGTAAATTTAATTTCACGATTTTTACGATTTATTAAAAAACTTTTTTCATATATGGTTGTTGTTTCTAAAAAACTTTTATTTTTATATATTTATCTATTTTTATATTTACTTATATATTAAGTAAAATACATATTATATTAAGTAATTACTTAAAAATAAAATATATGCTATATTATAAAATGATAACAAAACAAATGTTAAATCATGTATTACCATATTTAGATTTTACTAACGATGAAAATAATATTAAGAAAAGGGATAATAAAAAGTCAGCATATAAGTTAAAGATGTTAAAAAATGATAATAAAGATTTATTAACACAAATGACAAAATTGTTTTATGATAAAATAATGTATCAACCAGCAAATATAGTACAAAGTAGTGAAACAACACGTGAAAATATTGAATTAAAAGAACAATTAGAAAAGTTAAATAAAGAAAATGAAAGATTAAAGGATAAATTAAATAAATCTAAGAAAGAAATTAAAGATTTAAATAATGAATTAAATGAATCATATACTGCTATTGATAATTTAGATAATGAATTATACAAGTTAAAAGAAAAATATATTATTCCAAGTTGTAAAAAATCAAAATTAGATGATACACCATGTATATTAGATGAACCAATATATTATAATAATAATACTACATATGATCCATATAATACCGTATATGAAAATAAACCTATTACTATAAGTGATATAAATAGTCAAGATATAAATAATATTATTACATATTATGGATTAGGTTGTGATGAATGGAAAAATATGTGTGATATAGAAAAAGTAAATTTATATAATGATTATCAAACAAAAAGTGATAAATAAAATAACCTTTGGTAAATAAAATAATTATTTCTTTTTAGCAGTTTTCTTTTTAGTAGGTTTATAACCTTCAAAAACCTTTTTTGGATTTATTTTTTTGTCATCTTCTAAATCTTTCTTAATATCAATTTGTATTTTATCATGATTAGTAGTTGGTTTAACATTTACATTTTTAACAACTTTTTTCTTATTAGGCATATTAATATTATGTTTTATTTTTTTATTTAGTAAAAAAAAATATATTAATTTATTATAAAGATGAGTTTAGTAATTACTTCAAACGTTGCTCAAGAAGATAGTCCAGAGTTTTCTAATGCATTTAAACCATATTCTTATCAAAATAGATTACTTAATACTATGAGAATACCACCTAATAGTGAAATAGCATTACAAAGTGCTAAAATTAATAAAAATGGTTTATTTATTTTAGATAGAACTAATGCTGATTTTTGTCATTATTTTGGTGTTCCAATAGGTAATGATGCTACCAAACTTGCTGCTGGTGAAGAAATACCAGATCTTGATAGTAGCACAACACAACCTTTTAGGGGTGTTATTGGTGCTGGTCAAGCTTTTAATGCTGGTGGTAAAAATGAACGTAATATTGAAGATATGGCAAATGATTTACAAGCTGGTGTTGATGCTTGTGCTTTTCACCCTAGTTTAATTAAAGCAAAAGGAACTGGTTTTGAAAGCACAATTAAAGTTACACCAGAATATGATGGAACAAATTTAAATTTTAAAGGTTTTAAATTTATAACTACACAAGAAACTGCTGCTTTAACTACTCGTCTTGCTGCTGATATAGAATGGACGGATGTTAGTAAAAATAATGCTTATGGTTTTACACAAAATGCTGGTGAAGTTACAACAACTGATAGTAATGGATTTTATGTACAAAACCGAGAATTTCCAATAGCACAAAATGGTGGAACTTGTGCTTTTGATGTAACTGGTGCTGGAACTTCTGCATGGATGGTTGGTTTATCAAGAATTAATAAACAAATGGATATTGGTGGTGGTGATACAGCATATCTACCACCTTATTTTGATATCACTAAAAATGCTGGTGCTTTAGCATCTGGTAGATATGTTGCTAATCAATTTAGATATGGTGATATAGCAGTTGTTAAAAGTGGATTAGTAATTAAATTATTTCAAGTTGGTAGTGATAGTGGAAGTGTTGGAAGACCAAGAGTTAATGGTATTTATATGAATGAAATTACTTATTTTGGAGCTCATAACGCTGATTTTGGTGCTGCTGCTGTAGCTAGTCAAATTGAAAAAGTAAGGTTTACATTAAATAATGAAGAAATGACTATTGAAGTTTATGATAATGTTCAAAAGAAATTTTTATTACTAGCAGATCATAAAACTCTTGCTGCTGCTGGAGCTACTAAAAATGAATGTCTAAATCCTATTAATGCTGCTGAATGGGCTTTATATCCAGTATGTGCTTGTAGAGGAACACAAGCAGTAAATAGGTCTATCACATTAGAAAGTATTACACATTATCCTAGTTATCCAATATATACTGATAATTTATATGATGAATATGATTGGTGGGGTTGGTCGCAACAAAATAATGAAACTGTATTTTGTTTAGAATTAGAAAAACGACCATGGAACGATGCTAGTGATTCTACACTACTTACACCAAATGGTATTGATAGTAAAGGTATGAATAACTATAGTAGTGTATTTATTACAGCAAAAAGTGTTCAATATGGTGATAGTACTAATGAATGTTCATCATCACTTTTATTAGGTTATGAAGGACAACCAGTATCTGTTCCAGTAGTTACAAGCAAAACTGTTACAACAAATGAAAGTGCTAGTGTTCCTAGATTAATTAGTAATATTTCATTATTTATTAGATTAAATAATTTTACACAAAATAGTGTTAATGCTAGACAAGGAACAACTAGTAAAATTGTAGCACATTTACCACGTTTTGATAATAGTGGTAATGAAACTGGTGGTTTATATTTTGAACCACACGAAAAAACATATTTAGCATTAAATAATACAGAAGAAATATTAGTAAATAGTTTTGATGTTGATTTTGTTTATGAGAATGAAACACTTTGTACAGCTTTAACAGCAAAAAGTGTTGTATGCTTTCATATTCGTCAAAAAAGATAACTTTAATATATAAAATATATAATATATAATATAATGGCAAATTTAAAAGATAGTAATATTTTTAGAAAGTATGATCATTATTATACACCTAAAAGTGCTTGGGAACAAATAAACCATTTAATACCAAAAGATAAAATTATATGGGAAGCATTTTGTTTAAATGCTGATAAATCCAAATCTGCTGAATATTTAACAGAATTAGATAATAAAGTTGTATATGATACAAATATGGATATGTTAAAAGATCAACCAAAAGAATGGGATATGATTATAAGTAATCCACCATTTGATACAAAAATAAAAATACAAATATTAAAACGACTTGTAGAATTAGATAAACCATTTATTATAATAATGAATAGTATGAATACATTTGCAAAATATATAAGGGATATTTTTAAGGATAAGTTTAATGATTTACAAATTATAACACCATGTCAAAAAATTCAATTTATAAGATTAAATGAAGATAATAGTATTACACAAACTAAAAATTGTAGTTTCTATTGTATATATTTATGCTATAAAATGAATTTAAGTAATGAACAATTATGGTTACAATAAGTTTAATATATAAAATTAAAATCTATACAATATTATAGATAATGGATTTAGATGAAAAGCAAATACAAAATATATTAACAAATTATAAAAATAAACGTATTAGAGAAAATAAATATTATCATGAAGTTAGTAAACATAAAGAGGAGTTTAAAATTAAAAATAGACAAAGAGCAAAATTACATTATGAAAATGGTTATAAAGAAAAAAAGAAAATAAATTATGAAAATAATAAAGAGTTTTTAAAAAATAAATCATTATACAATTATTATAAACGAAATGATAAAATTGAAGTATTTAAAGAAAAACATAAAGATAAATATGATATGTTAGTAGATAAAAATTATGTTAAAGATGAATAAGTATGTTTTTTTAATCTATTTTTTATAATATATATTATATAATATAATATAATATGAGTGAATATGTTGATACAAAACTTATAAATTGTAATCGTTTAGCTTCTATTGAAAGTAGAAGTAATAATGATAGTAATCCAGCAGTATTTACAAATCCTTTAGAACAAACTGTTAAATTAGATGTTGGTGATAAAATATCAGTAGAAAGAGCATTTATTAATGAACTTGGTGCTGGTAATCCACAAACTATTGAATTTAAGGGTGAAGCAAAAGGTTCAAATCCAGTAAGTACATATACTAAAGTATCACCATTACATTTTTATCGTAAAATGAATAATGTTTATGATCCTAAATATAGGGTGGGTTATTATAGAGCTTTAACTACTGAAGAAGTAAGTAATGATGAAGTTGAATTAAGAGATAATTTAGCACCATTAGTTTTAGGTTATTATATGACTGCAAATGAATATCCTAATTATATTCAACAACCTAGAAGATTTATTTGTTCTGAATATGTAAGAGGAGGTAGTGGTAGAGATGATCCTAAATGTTATAGTAATAAAGATAGTTTTAATGCTGGTTCAGTAAGATTTGTTATTAATGAAGATTGTGTATTATTTGAAGATTGGACTAGAAGAGCAGCTATACACGCAAATAATTATATTTATAAACAAAAAGTTGATAATACTCGTTATACCATGTATATTAAAGATCAAATAGCATATAGTAAACTTGATGATATTGCTGGTGCTACAAGAATAGATGTTAATCAATTCCCAAATAAATATCATAATGGTATTATTCAAGAAGCAAATTATTTAAGATATAGAGAAAGATTAGATATAGAAGTTGATAAGGGTTTTAATACACCTTCTGCTATAGCATCACAAATTACTCAACAATTAACTGAAACTAAAAATGAAGATATTTTTCAAGTATATGACCATGAGTTTAATGTTAGAAGTATAACAAAAACAATTGAAACTAATACATATAAACCGATTAATGCACAAAATGTATATAATGTTAATCAAGCAACATTACAAGCATATACAAATTTAGATATTCCTACATCACCAGCATTTGTTACACAAGATGCTATTGATTATATTGCTACATTTGGATATATTGGTGTAAAACGTCCAGAAATATTTGATGCTGGTAGAAGAATGGCAAAACTATTAGCAAATAGCGACGATCAACCTATAATAAGAAACTTTGATGGTTCTGTTAGATTAGGTAGTTTAGATGCTGAAGAAGGATTTCAAACATTATTTGATAGACCTATTGATGCTACTGCTACCACTAATCAAGATGATGCTGTAACATTTAATATTATATATAATGAAAGAAATCTTGGACTTATTAGAGATTTCTTTGATAGTCAAGCATTATATCCAGAAATATGGGATAAATTAAATGAAACAGAAATATATGGTGCTACTAAATTAGGAGCATTAACTTTACCTACAATTGAAAATAGTAGATTTTTCCATATGAATATATTCACAACTAAGATTGGTGCTAATCCTAGAAACGAAACATTTGGAGATGATATGTTTGTTGATGCTGCTGCTACAACATTCAATCATATTACAAATCCAGTATTTTTTAGATATGATGATAGTCAAAGAGATTTATTTGTTCCACCAACAGTTCATAATGGAACAGTAGCAGATGGATTAAGTTATGGTTTTGCTATACCTACAAGATTTCCACAATATAATGCTGCTGGTGTTAGACAAGATGATATATTTCTTATAACTATTACTAATGATGGTGTAGGAGGTATAGCACGAAGTTTTTATAGTGATGATACAACACCAGTAGATCCAAATTTTAAAAGTATTGAAGAAGGTAGAAGAATAGGTTATGACCATCATTCTAGTGCTTATTCAACAGCAATTATTACACCTTATAGTGGTTATGCACAATGTGATATAGGTGTAGCATCACAATTTCAAAATCCAGCTGGAGCAGTTTTTGGAGATATTTATATGTTTCCATCTATTACTAATTTTATAAGAGCATCAACTAATTTTAATTTTGTTACAGATTTTAATCCATATCAGACGATGACTTATATGGGTGCTAATAATCCAGAAATAAGATATAATACTGAAACTAATAGATTTGAATTATCAAGATTTCATACTGCTAATAATATAGGTAATAAAAGAAATGCTAATAATGGAGCAACTCAAGTCAATAGTAAAACTCAAACTCCAGCATTATCAACAGTAGAAAGAAATATATCAACTCCAGCAATAGATCAAGAAGCTGGTGAAACTGTATATAAGATAAATCCAAGACCTACTCAATTTGGTTTTAGTCCAACATTTAAACCTTATGCTAGAGAAAATCAAGCATATAGAACTAATACTTTTCCTAATACTCCTAAAGAAACTTTTGAATCAACTGCTGGTCTTAATACACAAAAATATAATGGTTATAATCAAGCAATAGAACCATATAAAGTTTTTGATAGTCATGGTGGTATTTATATTGATAATTGGGGTTTTGATATAGATAACTGGGACGATAGTTTATGGGATATTTTAGGTTTTGATTTTAATGCAACTAATTCACCAGCATCAAGTAAAAATGTATTAACTAAAAGAGTTGATAATGAAAATAGTGATGCTTTATATAGACCAACTACTAATGCTGAAGTAGTACAAACTGATACAAAAAATTATATTACTAATGAATATGGTGCTGTTATGTATTATACTTCTTTACCTTATCCTAATTGTATTGTAGATTATAGAGCAAGGGGGGGCGGTAATTTTGGATTTAGTACTGTTGGTGATGAACCAGATACAGATAGACGTAATCCAGTTAAACAATCACCATTAGAATTATGGAGTGAAGTTGATGTGTTAACTACAAGTACAACTATTACAGCAACAAATATTCAGAAAGCAGTTTTAAGACCTTATTACACAATAAGAAGTGATATATTAGAAGGTTATAGTGCTATTGGAGGAAATCCTACTGGAGCAAATCTTCCAATTGTTGGAATAGTAGATAAATATTCTGGAGCATCAGATTATTTTCTTGGAAATCCTAGTGACCTTGTTTTTACAGTTACTAAACCTACAATGATAGGAGATATAACAACTTCAATTCATGATTCTGATGGAAAATTTGCTAATGTAGATAAAACATCTGCTGTTATTTATAAGATTCAAAAAATGAAAAGAACTCCAACAGGAATCATTGAGGATATTATGGAAGAAGAAAAAGAAGATTCAAAAAATAAAAATAAAAAAAAATGAAATTTTAATTTTAATTAAAAATATATATAATATTATATAAAATGAGAATTGAAAATACTTGGAGTAAAGAAGATATTGATAAACTATTTTTTCACGATTGGGCAATTAAAGACTTTGTTAGTTCGGGTGCAGTTGCTGAATTAGTTGGTCAAGATACAATTTCAGATGATTGGAATGTTGATTCATTAATTGAAGCTATAAATAAAGATATGGAAGAAGAATTAGGTTATATGGAAATATTAAAAAAATATTTAAAAGAAGTTGATGATATT